AGTACGCTTCGAATGTCCCAGCCTAGGTGGTCCTCTTCGATCACGTTTGGGCTAATATCTCCTGCCCAATTCTCTCCGTAGACCTTTGAACGGTATCCTTCGGCTGGCCCAATCAACTTGTAATGGATCGGGAAGCTCTGGGAATAAACGATCGGTGGCGGACAGTGAAGGTACTGGGCCCCGAATAGTTGGGAGGGCATCTTGTGGGCGAATACTTGGACCGAATGCCCTAGCTCCAATGCTCTGCCCGCTGCCATGATTCCGGCTGGCCCTGCACCTAGAATGGCGACTCTCATGTTTGTTCCCTGTCTCTATTCGGTCTCGTCTAATCCTACCCTATTCGGGTAGCTAAGTCCTAGCCCGTACGGGAAGAGAGACGAAAATGACGGGACGATAGCCTAGTAGACTACCGTCCCGTCAGATTCAGATCGCAGGATCAGTCGAACTCGTCGCCGAAGTCGTCGTCACCATCCAGATCATCGTCGTCGCCGTCGAGGTCATCGTCGTCGTCGAGATCATCGTCATCGGACTGCGCATTCTCAGCCGGAGCCAGCCAACGGCTAATCTCCAAGCGCTCTTCGTACTTGTCGTTGGCTCCGCGCTTCTTCGTCTGGACGATGACATCGATGTCAGCTTCCGGCGAGTTGATCTTGAACTTTCCGATGGCCAGGATATGGCCACCATCCGGCTTCTCGGTGACGAGATTGCCATTCCAGAACAGCTTCTTGAGGGCTTCGAACTTGCGATCATCGCCCTTGACCAAGGAGTTGAGAATCTGGTTGACAAACGGCGCAGACTGATCTGTGATCATCTGGTTGTTCCACATGCCGTACTTATTGTACTTGGCCTTCTTGGAACCTTCGGGTTCGTTGATTTCGACCAGCAGCTTCAACATGGGCTTCCCCTCGAACGCACCGCTCCGAACCTCGGTCAGCTCCATGCGCTTGAGCTTTCCTCGGTAAGGCCCAGCCGGGGGAAGTTCCCCCTGGTAGCCTACTGCAACGTCACCGGGATCAGCGTTGATTGCATCAGAAGCATCGACACCGAAACCACCCTTGAACTTGGGCATTTTGTTACCTGTTTCTTTCGTTGTTGTTTGGGTTTATTCAGTTGTTATTCAATTGTAATTGGCCTGCCCACCCTGCCAATATAGCGCCACATCCTTCTCAAGTCACTCGCTCGCGGCGCATCCCTACTACTCCCCTAGTTTACCCTACTAGGGCCTAGTCGTCGAAATCGAAGTCATCGAACTCATCGCCATCAGGGTCAGATTCGGTGTCATTCGACTCGTCAGCCTTTTCGCTTGGCTTCGATTCTTCAGCCTTCTTGACCTCGGCCTCTTCGTCTTCCCATTCAGGCTCTGGTTCTGGCTCTGGTTCAGGCTTTGCCTTTGCCTTGGCCTTGGGCTTTCCCTTGGCTACTTCGACAGACTTCTTGGTGGCCTTGTCTGGCTTCGGCATCGTGAACTGGCCAAGTTCCTCACGGGTGACCTCTCCATCGATAAGCTGGTGAACTTCCGCCAGGGTGAGGTCTTCCGTGTATGGCTCCAGGACGTTGTATCGATCCTTGCCACGGATGACTCCGGTGTCGCGCCATGTGATTCGACGGACGATATGGGGAATCTTTTTGCCACGGCTGTCCAGAACAACCTTACCCTCGGCATCCTTGAGGGCAACCTTGATCGAGGACATGTAGCCATAGGCGCTCATCTGGCCGCAGGTGTACTGGGACAGCTGGTAGTTCTTTCCCTGGATGTCAGGGGTCAAGAACTCTTCCTTGTCCTCGTCCGTGGCAGTTCGAACGAGTGCCGTGAACAGAACATTGACAGGAAGGTCAATGAACGAAGCCACGAAGCGCTTGTAGATGTTCTGCCACTTCTGATGATCCTGGATGGCTGGGATATCCAGATCACGGCTGGCATTCTCTTCGTGGGCCTTTCGGAGAATATCACGGATGGCCAGCTGCTGCATCTCAGTGATCGAGTCGAGAACAACCCAGTCGAACTCGTCAGGATTCTCCGTCAGCCAGTTATATGCAGCCTCCAGGTCATTCCACTTGTGAACCGGCCAGACTTTGGCATTTGAGTTCTGACGCTTGGCAGAAACCGTGCCCTTCTCGACCGCCACGAACAGAACCTTATCGGCGCTGCCACCAAATACGGTCTTGCCCACACCCGAAGGTCCGTAGATCATCAAGTTGATTGATTCATCGAACTCACGGAGGTCCATGATTTGGGATGGAAGGTTAGACATTGAATGACTCCTGTTGATTGTTCTCGTCTATTTCGTACGTCTTGATGATCAAGGCGTCAAGCTCATCGATCTTTTCGATCAGCTTTCTGGCATCAGCTGGGTGAATGCGCTCTAGGCTCTGCTGGCGGACAACTCGGCGTCGAAGTACTGCCAGCTCCTCCCGTCCCTTGGTGTTAAGCGAGCGAGCCATGTCACTTCACTCCAGTCTTTCTCTTGAGCAAGACGCTGGTCTTGCTGTTCTCGGCACCTTCTCGGTGATCGGCGTATGGGTCTTGCTTGTTGAAGACAAGTCTCTTGAAGTCCTCGACGTCTCCACCTTGCTCATCCAGCAAGCACAAGTCCTTGAATGGGCACCAGGTGCAGTGCTCGCCGGGAGACTTCATGATGGCCAGCTTACCCTTGCGGACCGCATTCATAACCACCATGTCTTCCCCAATGCGCTGTAGCTGTCGGCGCTTCTGCTTGGAGTTCAGCGGAACTTCTTCACGGTGGAACTTCTTGTTTCCCTGCCGCTTGGAAACATCGCCATACACCGTAACGCCAAGGTCTGCTGCCTCGATCTCAAGCTCAGTGAGCTTCATCTTGGTCAGACGCTTTCGCTCTGCCTCAACCTCTTCCTCGACTGACACTCCGTGGTCGTCGGCGAAATCAGCTGCGTCACCGCTGGCCACATAAAGGTCGATCAGGTCATCGACATAATGGGACTTTTGAGGTTTGTTCCGATACTTGCCTTCTGGGTCCCTTGGTCGATTGTCCGGCTTAGACTTGACCAGGACGTTATAGATGATACCAGCGATTCGGTCAGTCTTGCCAATCAGCCCTTCCCTCCGCAGAGAGTGCTCACCAACTGTGACATATCCGCCAAGCTGCTCGTCGAGGTCAAGATGGCCAATCTTGAGGGCGGCCATATGCTTATGGTCAACCAGCCAGATCAGCCCGGTGTTTCGGTCTCGAATCACAAGGTCCATGGTGCCAACCATATCTACATATGGTCTGCTGGGGTCCTTTGGGTGGGCGATGATCGCCCTGATGCGATGCTCAGGATCAAGAACTTCCCAATTCTTGTCACCTTCGTATTCCTTGAGATAGGCATCAATCATCAAATGCCCAAGCTCGACAGCGTTGACGTAGTCCTCGTGCTCTTCGTTGGATGACTGAACCTTGATCAGCTCAGTCTCTTTTCCCTCGCAGAACTGGGCCCATGTATCATGGGGGTCTCGGCCTCGTTCCAAGCCAGGGACGTAGTATTCTGCCCAAGCCAGATGCATTCCGGTTCCGAACCAGAGAGCTGTGGACTCCGGCTGAGTCGACACCAACCCTTCGACATAGGACCACCACCATTGCTGGGGGCATCGCTTGAATGTGGAACGCTCGCTGCTACGCAGCTTTTGAACGTCAGCGGGTAGAGCTGCCATAGCCATTCCTTTCGTTTGTTTTCAAGGCTTTCCCTTGGAGGTAGCCAGGCTCGGCAGTCGGCTGATTTCTGTTGCGCGGCAAGTGCGCAATTCATCCAAAGCCCGCTTAAATTCCTGGCTACCACCAAGGGGCCGGTTGATGTGCTTCCCTTCACACCTACCGGCCCCTGGACTGAGAAATTACTCAGCGGCAGTGGTGGCTGCTGCACGCTTCCGACGACGCGGACGGCCACCCTCAGCGGGTGCCTCGTCTTCATCGGCGGGGTCGTTGAGATCGTCGTCGGTGCCCTCTTCAGCAGCCTTCTTGGCCGCTGCCTTGGCAGCCTTCTCCTTCTCCTTGGCCTCCCGCTCTGCTTCACGCTTGGCCTTGGCCTCTTCGCGCCCAGCCTTCTTGGCCTCGGCCTCCTTGGCGCGCTCAGCCAGCTCCAGCTCACGCTCAGCCTTGCGCTCGTCCGAACTCTGCCACTTGCCGTGGAGGACCAGAACTGCCTGGGCCTGCTCAGGGCTGATCTCCACCGGCGAGTTTTCGCTCACGTACTTGGCCAGCGAATGATGGGTGCGCGACGGCTCCTTGGCGAAGGGGTCGACCGGCTCACGCGGTGCCTTGGGCTTTGTCTCGGTTGCCTCGGCCTCGGTGGCTTCGGTTGCTTCGGCAGTGTTCTCTTCAGTCACGATGACTCCTTGGTCTGTGGGTGTCTGTGGCTCGGGGCGGATTCCCCGTACCTGCTTGACGTCATCTACGTTACCCTAGGGCCGTAGAAAGTGCAACCTTTTCTAGGGGAAAGTTGCAGAAAGTTTTCTGAAGGTCTCGACTAGTATCCCATCTCAGCCGCCTCCCTTTCACGTTCCAGGTGCACCCATCGGACCGGCTTACGACCGTTGTCTGTCGGCTGGGTGCACTTTCGGTCTGGCTTCGACTGGCAGCTAGGGCATGTGGCCTGCATGGCTGCCATTCGCTTGGCTTCGGCGCTCATCGGTTCCTCCTGGTGGTAATCTTGTGGACTCGGGATGCTCCTGGTGCGGCATCGTCACGCTTTGGAAGTGATCGACCATTCCGCTCAAGTTGGGTCCGCTTCCGATTGGCGGAGACCTCTTGAAAGTATTGGTCAGCCTTCCTCTCCAAGTAGTCCTTGGCAGCCAGGTACGTGAGCACACTTCCGCCAAGGACTCCTAGGAGAAAGAACACCAGAGCCAGAACGAAGTCAGTAGGCATCTGAAAGACTCTCGTTGGAGGACTTCTCCATCTTTCGCTTGTCCACAAGGAAGTCACGGACGCACTTCTCGCTGTGGAACAGCCGAGAAAGTCCTTCCCATAGCTGGCTGTGCAGCTCAAGCCAACCTTCGGATTTGGCCACACTACGAAGTTGCATCTCCATGATCTCGTCAGAGACATGCTCCCCATCTACAGGTGCCTCCCACGTGACCTTTTCGCTGCACCTGGCGCTATCACACCTCAGGTAGACTTCAGTGGTGATTGCCATTACATTGCCTCCTTGATTTGGCGACGTAGGATTACGCCGCGTGATTCATCCATGATGGCCCGAAGCTCGTCCTCACGGCCCATGGTCACCCTTGCGATGGCCTCTTCAATTGTGCCCCGAGACCGAACGTTCCAGATAGTAACGTTGTGATCTGTTCTGCTCAGGCGGTGTGCTCGATCTTCCACCTGGAGCTGATCATCTGGCACCCAGGTCTCGTCAAGGATGACTACGTCATCGGCAGCGTCCAGCGTAAGCGAGACGCCACCAGCAGTCGTGGTCAGCAGAAACACCTTGGGCGAGTCATCGTTGTTCTGGAACTGGTCCTGCATGGCAGCTCGCTGCTTGGCATTCGTAGCTCCTGTGAGCTTGAAGGTCTCAATGCCATCCTTATTCAACTCTCGTTCGAGCATGTCGATCAGTGAGCTGAACTGGGAGGCTACGATGACCTTGTTCTTGCTGTCGGAGCCACTGTAGATTCCCCGGTCATCCAGGAACTCTTTCAGCCAGTCCAGCTTATTCGAGCTGGGCAACACCTCTACCTTGTGGTCTTCATCTTCGGACAGTCGGCAGGCGGCGCTGGAGAACTGCTTGAGACGAGTCCACTCAGACAGGATACCATTGGCAATAATGCCATCAACCTCTGCCATCTTGGCCATGGCATCGTACAGTCGCTTCTGGTCCTTGTTAAGGTCCAGCCACACGGCAATGGGGCCAGAGCCATCCTCGTTCAGCGGCTCTCCACCATACATCTTGGCAGGAAGGTCTGAGGCAACTTCGGCCTTGGTACGACGGATGAACACGTCCTTCATCTCATCGTAGAAAGCCTGTTCGTCGATCAGACCGTCATAGACCTTGTCGCTGCCAAAGCCAGAGTAGTTCTCGTATGACTCGAAGAACTTGTCCATCCACTTCCAGTAGCTGGTGTATCGCTTCGGCTGAAGCCAGTTCAAAGTGCCCCACATGTTCTCTGATTTGCCACGCATTGGGGTGCCAGAGATTGCCAACTTGATCGGATCGTCTGAATACGCCAACTCATCCAGTCCATAGCGCGTCTGGGTGTGCTTCGACCGCTTTGCGGTGTTGCAGATTACCACCTTGTGAGACTCATCGACGATCACGCCATCCCAGTAAAACGTGAATAGCAAGTCCATCTTGGCCGTAGTGATAACCTTATTGTCGGCGTCTCTCTTGAACTCTCCACGGGAATCCTTGTGGCCCTTGACCTGCAACCAGTAGGGTGTAGTGATCACCCAAACTCGTCCATCGGCACTATCGATTATGGCCTCCTGCTCCTTGAGGAAGTTGGCCCGACGTGCTGGCGGAATAGAGGCGATATCAGAGAGGTTGACCACAGTGTCCTTGCCCTCTGTCCAATTACGAATCTCAGCCGGCCAAGTCACTACAGCAGCTGACTTAGGGGCAATGACCAGAAAGATGCCCTCATCGTACTTGGAGGCAACGGCGGCAATTGACTGGAGCGTCTTTCCCAGGCCAGGGTCATCCGCCAGGATCGCTTCGCCTTGCTTGGCGATGAAGTCAGCGCCGACTGTCTGGAACGGACGGCCAGAGATTCCACGCCAAATCTTTGGCTCGTCTCGAATCAGCTTGTCGATCTGAACGAGATCCATTGAGTTTGGATCAGGAATGTCTGCCAGCCGAACCTTCTCTTCTTCGTACCAATCTGTGGCCCTAGGGCCAAAGAGTGGCTTGACTTCAAATGACTTGGCGTTGTCCTCTATCTCCTTGAAGACTCTGTGGTCCAACGGATAGACCCAAAGCCTTCGGTTCGGGTTCCATCGAGCGCCGGTGATCGACTTGCACAGGGCCTTGGCTGACTCGAAGGTAAGGCCATCCACTTTAACGCCAAGCGTTTCGCTGACGCCAATGCGCTCAACCTTGATTGTAGCTTGCATCAAAGTGTCCTTTCTTGATCTCGGCCCTGGTCATTTTGACCTCTTGCTTGTAATTTTGGGGATATTTGTAGCTACGGACCTTGGTCTTTCCGGTTCTCTTGCGAATTTGGTCCGTTCTCTGGGCTCCGCATACCTCGCACTCCAGCCGGTCCCAGTAGTGCACGGCATCCCAGGATACCTCCTTAGAGTCCCAATGGTGACCATACATTCGGCACTGGTCATAGTCTGGCATTACATCACCTGCAAGATGGAGTCGATGTACACAGAACGAAATCCAGTGGAGGCCAGGAAGCTAACGTACAGCTTCCCATCCACAGACTCTTCAAGGTAGTACTTGTTGAGGTCCATATTCAGAAGTCTGGGGATGTTGACGGACTCGACGCTACCCGAAATACGGTTGACAAACACGATTGTGCTGCCCCGTAGTTCCTTCAGAATAGTTGAATCGGTATCCTCGACAGGATCGAACGGCAGATCATGCTTCAAGTCCTCGATGCTCGCTCCATCAGGGATGACCGCCTCGCCGGTCTTGGGGTCTTTGGCCAGCTTCTGGAATCGAGTTCGGCTGATTACCTTGAACTTCTTGGCATTCGGCTTCATACTCAACTGGCGGGTAGCTGTAGCCTTGTTGTGAAGACCTCTTTGTTGCCCTTGGTAAACATGGAGGGGAACCTCCACAAGCGAATTGCCCCGCCAGAAGATCGTGATCTCTTCGTTGCCACGGACACATCTGACGTGAGTCTCGTCGCCGTTCTTTATCTCCCATGAAGTGCTCCAGCCATTGCGCTCTGCTTCATCCATGAAGTCCTGCGCCTTCTTCAGCATCAGATTTTCCTTTCAACTCGAATGGAATCGCAGCACGAGCATGACTTGGACTTGCACATGTCCATTAGGTGAAAGTATTCCAGCCGATGGCCAGGACAACGGGCTCCAATTAGCTCAAGCTCAGCCTCGTGGTAAAAGAATGCTGCACCCTTTGGGGTGAACTTAACGTAGACCTTGAACTCGCCTTCTACTTTGGAAACATATCCCATGTTTCCCTTGCGTTTCTCATCCTGGCCCATGATTAAGGTGAGGTCTTCATCGATCACTCGAATCATGTCACCCTCTTTGAAGATAGTCACAGCTTTTCCCTTCCAGTGGGGTGAGGGGCTTTCCCTCGTTCTCCCCTTATCCTACCCTATTAGGGTCGATTAGTCTAGCGCTTGAACTTTTCTAGGTAATAGAGCCAAGCCAAGTTAGCCAGGCTGATCAAGCGATCATTTCAACGCCTCTTCCCCGAAGCAGTCCAGGATGAGTGCTCGTTCATAGTCGCAAATCTTCTGGATCGAGTTCTTGTCCATTCGAGTGGTCTGATACTCTTCTCCGTCTCCATTGAGACCCTCTTCGATATCGTCGCCCACCACGACGACTCGATAGCCATTCTGAGCCATCTGTTGGCAGGTCTCCCAGCTCTGCGGGTAATCATAAGCCTTCTCCCCCTCGTATGCCACTGCAATGGCCCCATCTGGAGCAATTGGCAGCTCGATCTGGTTATCGCTCACTGAGATCATCCTCCAAGTAAATCTCCTGGTCGGAGACGTCAACGGTGTATTCGATGATTCCCATGAGGTTCAGCTCACGGTCAACAACGACCCCTGGCTTGCCTTCGACCACAACATTCTGGCCGACCTCGAACTTGAACTGTGTCATCATCTTCTCTTTCCTTGCTTTTGTTCTTTCTTGATCGACCTTCTGGGCAAACTCAATGGCCTCTTCAAATGTTTCAAAGTATTGGTATCCTACTACATGAGAGGCGTACACCCAAGGGTATACGGAATAGGTTCTCATTGACTTGCGCCAAATTTGATCCTTGAACCTGCTGGAGAACATCATGACTCCTGATCGTATTTCTCTTGGGCGCGCTTCTCGACCCAAGCGATATCTTCTTCAAGGCTGGTAGAGCGGTTCTCTGGCAGCTCGAACTGTGCGATGGCGAACTGGAGGCCATACTGGATGCCACGGTTCTGCACTCGCTGACGCTTGATGTATCGCTGCTCCATGATGTTGCCGGATTCAGCCGCCTTCTCCTGGCTCTCCGCCAGTTCGATATCGTTCTCCATGGCATCCAGAAGTTTGTCCCAGAGCTTCTGTCGCTTTGCTCGCTGGCGGGAGAACTCGGCGTTCCATACGCGGTTAACGTCCCCAGGGCAGAGAACTGGATTTCCGTTCATATCGATCATGGCCCTTTCTGGGTCCGTGGTAAAGCTGTATGGTTTGTTGGCTTTGTCAGCCCCGATGAACCAGGGCGTGTGATTGCGCTTTGGCATTATCAATGGCCTTCCTTGATCTGTACATGCATCGGATCAGCCTCACGAACCAGTGCCTTGTGCTTTGCCGTGGTGGCAGAGTAGTTCTCGTGGCAAACATGTAGGGCACTGCCTTCAATCGACCAGGCTATCGGGGTCTGGTAGCTGAACACCACATAGAACGGAATTAAGGCATTGTTGGCCTTCATTCTCGCCAGCTCGAAGTCAACAAAGTCAATATTGTACCTGCTCAGAACCATCCTGCCACAACGTGCGATATGTGATATCGGAAAGAACTTCTTCCCCTCCAAAGTACGATTGTGATTTCTGAACTGCTCTCGTTTGGCGATCTTGGAGATAGCCTCACGGTTCTTTACTGTTTGGATACCCATGCTACTCACCCACCACCGGAATCTGGTTGGTGTACTCGGGGCAGAATGCCATGATCGAAGCGGCCACGAACTTGCTGGACTCATGGATTCCATATTCGCTATTGCTGGAGGTGGACATCACCAGCTCCATGTAGCTGTTCCCGGCATCCAGAGCCTTGCAGGCAGACTGGCCCACATTGGCCAGCTTGTCTTCATCCACCCAGAGGAACATTCCCTCTCCATGAATGTAGTTGGCGAATCGGCCCTCTTTGGTTGGAGCCCATTCGACTTGAGTTTGCTTGGTCGTGGTCGTGGTCTCCACGACTTCAGCCGCCGAGGTGCTTACAGTTCCCACCTCTTCGGTGTCTCGGCAGGCCACAAGGCTCAGTGACACGGCCCCCGCCAGCAGAACGGTTGAGGCGATCTTCTTGGTATTCATGACTTCTCCTTGGTAGATTTGGCAGTTAGCAGGTTGAGCTAACTGAAATGGCTTAGTGCAAGACTAAACCAAATCAGACAGTTCAGCGGCCTATGATCCTTTCTTGTTTGACATGGCTTCGATTATTGCGTATGATATGGCCGCAAATAGCAGCCAGGCTAAAGTCTCCATCCTCCCTGCTCCATGGCTCGACGATGGTTGGCGCAGTAATACTCTCTGGTAGCCTTGCCATTGACTTTACCCTCCCAGACCCAGAGTGCTCTCCGGTGGCAGACCTTGGTCTTGCACCACTTGTTCTCCCCTGGCTTGCTAAAGCGCTTCCAGTCGTTGAACTTCCACATCAGAACTTCTCCTTGCAGATGGGGCCGATGCCCTCGGCAATGCTGGTCTCGTCGGTGAGCCTGGCGCCACACCGAATGCACTCGCCGTACAGCTTGCCATATTCCTTGGCCTCTTCCAGAGTTAGCTTTCTGGCTCCGGCGATCCGGGCAAGAATGCCTGGCTCATACTTCCACTCTATGGCCCCGTCCTCTATGATCAAGCGCTTGCCATACATACGGGTGTTCTCTCGGTTCCACTGGGCTCGGAAGGTGTCACCAAAGAACCTGTAGACCCCATCTTCGGTAATTGGCTCCAGGGAATCGGAAGCAGTTAGCTTCCAATGGCTGGGAATGTCCCGCTCGTAGATGTCAAATGTCCCAGAGTCTACATACCAAGACCTTTTGGTTGCGTCCCATCGGGCGTTGAAGTCTTTCTTCGCCTTCTCCTTCTCCTTGAACGGAACGTTCAAATAAACTCGAATCTCCTGGGCACTCATTGAGTGCTGCGACGACTTCCTCG